CTCGTCTCCAACAACAATGCACTTCTGGCTGTAATGCGCCGGAAGGGGTTATGGCAGACTTACAGCGGACCACGCATCCGGCAGACGCTGCAGATCGGAAAACAGGTCGCGCAGTGGTATAGCGGATACGACCAACTCCTTAATCCTGCTATAGATTTGTTCAACGACGCCTTCTTTGATCCGAAGATGGTTGTCGTACCTATCGTGTTGAGCATGCAGGAGATCCTTAACAACCAAGGCGAGAACCAGCTGGAGGACGTGCTCGACGCCTACATGGAGGCGGCCGAGCGGGCGCTCGAAGATGCGATGGATGCGGGCCTCTATGGCGACGGCAGCGCCAACGGCGGCAAGCAGATCACGGGCCTCGCGACCGCCGTGCCGATCGTGACCACGTCGGGCACCTACGGCGGCATCGACCGCAACCTCGCCACCATCTGGCAGACCAAGACCTACGACGCGCACACCTACAGCGCGGCGATCGGGACGCAGGTCAACGCGACCACCATCCGGCCGCTGTTGAACGCGGTGATGACCAAGCAGAGCCGCAACCGGCGCTCGAATATATCGGCGGAGGCAAGCGCGCCGAGATCGTGCTCGACGGCGGCATCGGCTCCAACATGCCCGCCAACACGACGTTTGGGCTGAACACCGACACCTTCCGCCTGCGCTACCACCCGAGCCGCAACTTCGACAAGCTGTTCGAGGGCGAGGGCCAAATGCCCATCGATAAGGATGCTATCGCTCAGTTCATCGGCTGGATGGGCGAGCTGACCATGGTCAACCCACTATTTAACTGGCGCTTATATGACAGTGTGCCAGCTTCGTAGTAGTTGTCAAGCACTTCTCAGTTGGCTATCTTCATCTGATAGTCAACTGAGGAGAACGAGATGGCCCCGCCGAGGACTGTTACGCTGCCGACGCAGACCGAACTTAACGAGTTGCTCCGTTACAATCGAAGGACGGGGCAACTCTTCTGGAAGAAACGGCCCAGACGCATGTTCGCGAACCCGGACGCGCACAAAGGCTGGAACGCTCGCTTCGCCGATCGCGAGGCGTTTACGTCTGTCAACCACGGGTACCGGCGCGGGATGATCCGACCCATTCACGCGTACGCGCATCAAGTGATCTGGAAAATAATGACCGGGATGGATGCGCCTGAACTCGATCATATCGACGGCAACAAGCTCAACAACGCTTGGAGCAATCTGCGCCTTGCGCCCAGCGGCACTAACCAGAGGAACTGCTCTACGCGGCGAGACAATACGTCTGGTCACGTCGGTGTTGTTCGCCGCGGCGACAGGTGGGTGGCTCAGTTTGGCGTGAACGGAACAACCAAGCACATCGGCATCTACGACACCAAGGAGGAAGCCATCAAAGCGCGCAAACTCATCGAGAGGGAGTACGGCTTCCACGCTAACCACGGGCGCGAGGCGCCTGTGTCTTGAGCTATTGGGGCGCGGGGAACCCCCTGATCCTTCCATCCCCGCGCTCCGACACCCGGAGCCGCCGACCGTTCAGTGACGAGCCTGTCGGGCGGCGGCTCCGCCCCTTTCACGTGAAACCCGGAGCTACGGATGCAGACGAGCCAACTCCGCCACCCCGACGACGCGCTGGTGGCGACTTTCCGCAACATGGCGCTGAAGAACGAGGCGCGCAGCTCGGCCGAGGGCCGGCCGATCTTCGAGGACATCGAGGTCGTCGAGATCCGCATCCCCGGCTCGCGCAACTGGACGCCCTACCCGGCCGCGGCGCACTCGCACTGGGAGGTCAACCCGTTCACCGGCGAGCAGACCTCGCGCACCTACATCGAACGCTTCCCGCGCCAGTACGCGCAGTTCAAGGCGCAGCTGCAGCAGACCAAGACCGGCACGCCGCTCGACCACGCGCCGTTCCTGTCCGAAGGCAAGCGCGCCGAGCTGCGCGCGCAGAACATCTACACGGTCGAGCAGCTCGCGATCATCGACGGGCAGGAGTTGAAGAACCTCGGGCCGCACGGCCGCGACTTCAAGAACCAAGCCACCGACTACATCGACCGCAGCAAGAGCAACGCGCCGAACACGCAGCTGGCCGAGGAGCTGGAGGCGCTGCGCGCGCGCAACGCCGTGCTCGAAGAGGACAACGAGGCGCTCAAGAAGAGCGGCGGCGAGGGCCAGTTCAAGGAGATGACCACCGAGCAGATCCGCGACTACGTCACCGCGCACACCGGCCAAGAGCCGATCGGCAACATGAACCGCAAGGCGCTGGTGCGCATGGCACTGGAAGCGCGACCAGACAAGGCGGCCTGAGATGGCGATCCTGTCGGTGGTGCAAGACGTCTGCGCCACCGTCGGCGTGCAGGTGCCGACGAGCGTGTTCGGCGGCATCACCAACAACCGCACCATGCAGGAGATGCTCGCGCTCGCCAACGAGATGGCGCAGCGCATCTGCTACGACACGCGCGACTGGACGATGCTGAAGCTGGTTCAGACGTTCACCGGCAACGGCACGCAGACGGATTTTCCGCTGCCGGCCAACTACAAGCGCATGCTGCTCACCGCGAACGTCTGGCGTTCGACCGACACGCAGAAGCCGATGGTGTTCGTCCCCGACGCTGACGAGTGGATACAGCGCCGCATCTCGAACGCGGGCGACATCTCGCGCGGCGAGTGGACGATGCTGGGCGGCAACATGGTGATCTTCCCGGTGCTCGCTGCCGCACAGACCGCGACGTTCGTATATCTCGACAAGAATTGCGTCGTGCTCGCGGCCGGCGGCTTCGGTGATCGCTTCATGGCCGATGGCGACAGCTTCCGGCTCGATGAGCGGGTGCTCAAGCTGGGCATGATCTGGCAATGGAAGGCGCAGAAGGGCTCGCCCTACGCCGAGGACATGGGCACCTACAGCGATGCGCTCGCCAACGTGATGGGGCACGACGCGCCTGCGCCGATCATCATCGACCGCCGGCCGATGTCGCATCACAACCGCGGCGTCGCCTATCCGTGGCCGGTCCCGACATGAGCGCGCACGCCGCATACCGGCGTCAACCAGTGCCGGGCAACTACGCGCAGGCGCTCAAGACCGTGACCCTGCCGGCCCCGACCCGCGGGCTCGTCCAGCACGAGAACGACGCCTACATCGGCCCCGGCGCCGCGATCGTCTCGGACAACTGGTTTCCCACCATGAAGGGCGTCAAGCTGCGCGGCGGCTCGACGCGCTACGCCACGCTGCCCGAAGCCGTGCCGGTGATCTCCTCCTTTGAATATGTCGACACTACCCAGCATCGCATGTTCGCGGCGCAGGCGACCAAGGTCTACGACGTCACCACCGGCGTGCCGGCGGCGATCGCCACCGGGCGCACCAGCGGCAACTATTCCGCGACCGTGCTCGCCAACCTCGGCGGCTACTGGGGCATCGCGGTCAATGACGCGGGCGACCCGGTGCTGCGCACCAAGGACGGCATCACGTGGGCCGAGCTGCTGCCGCCGGCCGTCCCCGCCGACGGCGCCAGCGCGATCACGGGACCCGCAGGCTCGCCGGTCGAGAACGGGCGCAACCTGTCTTACGTCTGCAAGTACCGCAACCGGCTGTTCTTCATCGAAAAGCGGTCGATGAACGTGTGGTACCTCGGCGTCGACGCGGTCGGCGGCCTGCTGACCGAGATCCCGATGTCGGGCGCGGCGACGCGCGGCGGCTACCTCATGTTCATGAGCAACTGGTCGATCGACGCCGGCGACGGCATCGACGACAAGCTGGTGGTGGTGACGTCCGAGGGCGAGGCGCTGATCTGGACCGGCAACAACCCCGGCGACAGCGCGAACTGGCGGCAGGAGGGCCGCTACTTCGTCGGCAAGCCGCTCGGGATGAACGCGCACGAGCAGGTCGGCGGCGACCTGCTGATCCTCACCGTCGAGGGCGTGGTACCGATGAACCAAGTCATCACCAAATCGGCGGGCGAGATGGAGCTGGCCATGGTCAGCCGCGCCATCAAGCGGATGTGGCGCGAGGAGGTGGCGATCAACACCACCTACCCGTGGACGATAAGGCGGTGGGACGAGTACGGCGGCATCTTCATCACCCTGCCCGGCGGGCGGCCGGGCAACCAGTATTGCCTCGCCATGAACAGCGCCACCGGCGCCTTCGCGCGCGGCGTCGGCTGGGACGCGCTGTGCTTCCTGCGCCAGCGCGCCAATATGTTCTTCGGCACGCGCGACGGGCGCATCATGCAGATGGAGCGCAGCGGCTCCGACGACGGCCTGCCCTACGTCGCCACGCTGGTCGGCGGCTGGGAGATGTTTCAGGCACGCTCGATGACGGTGCACTGGCGGCAGGCGCGCGCGATCTTCACCACCTCGGCGTCAGAGCCGTTCATCCCGCAGCTCGACGCCACCACCGACTACATCGTCGAGATCCCCCCGCCGCCGCAGCCCGGTCCCGACCCGGGGCCGGCCGACGTCTGGGACGAGGCCGCGTGGGGTCCCGACATGGGCGGACCACCGCCGCCGGTGCCGACCACGCCGCAGCGCGACGCTTACGGCCAGTGGGACCAGCCGGCGCGCAACCGTCCGGCCAACCGCAACACGATGTGGGTGAGCATCGGCAAGACCGGCTTCTCGCACGCGCCGATCGTTCAGGTCACCGTTGCGCAGCAGGCCAAGCCCGACGTCGAGCTGGTCGCGATCGCGGCCACGTTCGAGGTCGCCGGCACCAACGTCTAGGAGGCGGCCCATGTCGGACTACGGCTTCGCATCGCCCCCGACCGGGTGGGGCATCACCCCGGCCGACACCGCCGAGGCGCGCCGCCGCGCGATCGTGCAGGCGCTGATCGAGGCGGAAGGCGAGCAAGGTATTCCGTTTGGCGCCGAGGGCGGCGACGGTCTGGCCGGGCCGGCGCCCGGCGCGCCCGCATTCGATTGGGGCGGGCGAGACTACGATAAGGGCGCGCCGCTGCCGGACAACATGAACCCGGAGCTGTCGCAGCCGTCGGCGCCGCCTCCCGCAGCGCCGCCTCCCGCAGCGCCGCCTCCCGCGGCGCCGCCACCGTCAGCTCCACCGCCATCCGCGCCGCCGCCGAGCGCGCCTCCGCCCGCACAACCGGACGCGCCGGTTGATGCGCCAAACGCAAATACATCCCTCGCGCCAGCCGATCGATCCAACAGCGTCGCCAATGCGACCGGCATGATCGGCGCCCCCGGCTTCAGCATGACCGCAGGTCGCGGCCTGATCGCGGGCAGTCCGTCCATTGCCACCGACCGCGATCTGTCCGGTGGCGGTCTGCTTGGCATCAGCACCGGCAACTTTGGCGCGCCCGCCGCAGGCAACCTCGCCGGGGCACCCGGCAACAGCGGCCTCATGGGCCCCGGCAGCATGACCACCGGCCAAGGCTTCGGCGGCTCGATTGTCGGCGGCGCTGGACGCGGCGGCGGCATGGGAACAACCGGCACGCCCGGTCTCTCCGGCAACAACGGCCCCGGCGCCGCCTTCTCGCAGGGCGTTCCCGACCCCGACGCGGAGAGCCAAGCCGACCAGAGCGGGCGCGGCTTTGCCGGCAGCATCGTCAGCCCGAGCCTCGGCAATATCGGCCTCGGCAACAGCGCCGCGATGGGCACCGGGCCGCAGGGGCAGGGGCTGGGGACGGAGGGCAGCGGCTTCAATGCGGGCGGCTACGGGCAGACCCAAGGCGGCACCAGCACCGTCGGCAAGAGCCTTGGCGCGACGTCCACCGGCACCGGCCGCGTCGGTGGCCTCTCCGGTCTCGGTGCCGGCGATCGCGGCGGCAACCTCGGCAGCATGAGCCTCGGCCCCGCGCTGGGTGGGCCGACTGGCCTCGGCAGCATGGCGGGTCAGGCGGGCGGCACTG